CAAACCCTATAACTAAACTTGCTGGACAAAAAACAATTCAAAAGGTTGGTATCGGCGCATCTGCTTTAGGTGGCGCTGCCCTTGGTGCTGGAATTGGCGGAATGATTGGTTCAGCAGTTCCAATAGTTGGAAATGTTGTTGGAGCAATTATTGGTGGAGGTATTGGAGCAGCAGCAGGAGCAATTGGTGGATTTTTTGCATCAAAGAAATTTGCACAACAAGCAGGTCAATTAGGGGCAGCCTATGCAGTAGATTCAAAAATTGCAATGGAACAAAATAAGCAAATGCTTGATTCATTTGATATGTATTATCAAAAAAAGATTGAGGAATTAAGATTGCAGGGGAAAATTAATGAAGCAAATGATATGCAAAATAAGTATATTAGGGAAAGAGATAGACTAACTGGAGCACAGGCAAAACTTCAGGGAGATATTGTTTCACAATACAACAATGCAGGCGGACTTCAAGAAGCAATGATGTCTGGAATGAAAAAAGCAACAACAGCAAAATATAAAGATAACCCAGATCAGTTGGCGTATCTAGATGTTGTTAACCAGCAAGCAGGAAACCTAAGAAGTTCTGGAGCAATTAGTAGTGGTCAAGAATTTTTAATTCAAGCAAAGATGGCAAGTGGAGATATTCCTCCAGCAGTATTTAGAAGTCTTCTACAGATAGCAACAGACAATAAAGAAATTGCTCCAAAGATGATGAATATTATTACTAAGTTTAGTGGTGCGACCTCCGAGTCAATTGGTGTTGCAGCACAAAATATTCTTAGTGCAAAGGGTACAGTAAACAAAACAGTACAAACAAAGTTTATTACCAAGGTCGAGGCTTTTGAAAAAGATTCCGATGCTCTTGACTTTACAAAAAATATAATAAAATTAAATAATCTTAATGCGGTTATCCCATCAGATGTTATGGTTAGTTATTATGTAGATCCAAAGAATAAAGAACAATACGATAAACTCAACAAGATGCTTGATAGCATTGAAGGGAATAAAGATTTAACTGCAAAAATTGTTTATGAAATTATGCCAGAAGTTAAAGGAACAGCGGCATTTGATGAAGCATACTTTAATACTTTAACTGAAGACCAGCAAAAGGTTTATACAACAACAATTGCATCATTAATCAATGTTCCAGAACCACAAATTATTGAGAGCGAAGATTTCAAGGCTTGGCGCAAAGAAACTGGACCACATGGAGGAGCAGGGGTAACTGGAAGTAAATCCTATATAGTTCAAAAATATATAGAGGCTCAAGGAAATAAGGCTGTAACAGATAATGTTCAGGTAAATACAAATGTGCCAGCAGCAACAAACGGTTCTTCTGGTGCAGGAAATCAGGTACAGGCATCACCTCTTGACGACTTAGTAAAGAAACTTAGAGATGTAAGAAAGAATCAAATCAAAGTTACTGAAGGTTGGGATGCGTCTCGCAAAGCACTAAGTAATTTATTTGGTGGCAATAAAACAATTGACGTGTTTAGTGGTATAGAAAATGATCTTAGAAAACTAGGTGGAAGCCAAGACTTTATTGAACTCATTGTTGGTATGGATCCAAAAGAATATGAAAAAAGAAAAAATTCATTATTTAAGTTTGATAATAAAGGAAATATTATTGCTCTTAAAGAAGATGCTAAAAATATTCAAGAAGCACTTAACTCAATAGCCATGGGTGACTGGAATTCAAATATGGAGGCAGAGTCTAAAACCCTTTCAGATCAAACACTTGCTTTTAATAAGTTATCAAGCCTTGGGGTTCCAGTAGCAAATGCCTATGATTTAATTTCTAATAAAACTATTGCTGCAGCAATTGCTAATGGAGTAAATGATAAAACTCTTAAGTCTCTTATTGCAAAGTATAAGGCATTAACTGCAGCACAGGAAAAGGCTGCAGCGGTTTCAGGAGTTAAAACAGATATTGCCCAATTTAAAAAAGACAGAATTCAGGAACAGAGATTAAAAGATAAGTATAGTCCAGAAACTGCTACTGCAATTAACTCTGATGAAAACCTAAAGGCTTTAGAAAATGCCATGGCTGCACAGGAGGCCTTGGTTAAAAAGAGAATTGCAAGCGGTGCAGATAAAGAACTTATAGTAAGTGCACAGGCGGAACTAAATAGACTTGTTACAGATTTTAATGAAAGGCTAGATCAATTAAAGAGCACAATTGGTTTTATGCAAGATATTTTTGATAAGGGATATAGCGATGCTATGCAGGCATTTGATGTTCAAGAGCAGGCGCTTAATATTAAGTTTAACTTAGACACCAAAGAAAGTAATAAAGTAGTTAAAGAAGCACAAGACATGATTGCTGGAATTCAATATAAGATTGATGACAAGCAGGCAGCACTTAAGGGTATTGAAGATCAAGAACAAAAAATTAACGACAAATATGATGAAAGAATTAAAGCATTAGATGAAATTGAAAAAGCAAATTCATATATTGCTAATCAGCAAAGAGGACAGTTAACACTTGCAGAAGCCTTAACATCTGGAGATATTGCTGCAGCAGCAAGAGCAGCACAAGATATGAGAGCACAAAGTGCTGCAGATGCTATAACAAAACAAAAGGATGCCATCGAACAATCTAGACAATATGAACTTTCTAATGTAAAAGCATACGACCCTGTATCTAAAACATTCAAATCAAGGAAAGAACTTGAAGCAGATATTAAAGATCTTGAAAATCAAATTTTTGATATTGAGGAAAAGAAACTTGAGCCAGCACAAGAATTTATTCGTTTAAAGCAAGTTCAATTAGATAAAGATATTGAAGGTTTAACTGTACTTGGAAAAACAAAAGATGCCTGGGAAGCAATTAAGAATCAAGTAGATCTTGCTATGATTAATAGTAAATCATTTATAGATTCAATTGGAATGGCAATTACCAATTATCAGAAATTAATTGATATGTATAAGGCTGATAAGGGTTATGTTGGAGGTATGAGCGCTTCTTCAAATCTTACTGGAACCCCAGGAGTTACTCCTACACCAACACCTACCCCAACTCCAACACCTACTCCTACCCCAACACCTACTCCTACACCAACACCTACTCCTAAAACAAATCCTAATGTAGGAAACATTGATGCAGTTAATGCTCAAGTTGCTGCAGATCAAGCATCACTAATAGGGGCAATTAAGAGTGGAACAACTTCAAATGTTACACCATCCTCTATTGCTAATAATATGGCAACATCTTTGCTTGCAGATAAAGCAGCAACTGAGGCACTCGGTGGAGTTTCAGGAGTATTGTCTTCAGCAAGATATACTGGTCAAGCATTACAGTATGCTGCACAGGCTGCTGCAAAAGAATTCCAAGCAGCAGCATTGCAAAAACTTAAGCAAGCAGAAGCAGCAGCAAAAGCAACAAGAATTGGTGATGAAACTGGATGGTTTGGATTATCTACTGGTGGAATAGTTCCTAAATACTTTACAGCAGGTGGATTTGCAAAGGGTACAGATACTGTTCCAGCAATGCTTACCCCAGGAGAATTTATTATGAGCAAGTATGCTGTAGATTCTTACGGGGTAGATAATTTAAGAAAGATTAATAATGGAGATCCAATTGGCGGAACAGTGTATAATAATACATATACATTAACTGTAAACGCAAAGACAGATGCTAATCCAAATGATATTGCACAAGCAGTAATGTCAACAATTAGACAGGTTGATGATAGAAGGGTTAGGGGGTTAAACAGAAATGGCCGATGAAGTAGATCCACGGTTTACGTACATGCAAACACGTAAAAAATATGAAAGACCCAGTGGAATGCTATGGTCTGAAAATTCTGGTACCCTGATAAATGGTTTGTACATTCCTTATGGTTTAGAAGTTGGAGCAGATTCATCCCTAGAACCAGACAAAACACTGGTAGATCAATTCTTAATGCTTACAGATGATAATAGAGCACCCTTAGATTTTTCTAATGAGCGTCTTGAAAAAAGAGAAAGAATGATTAATGGGCGTATGCGCTCATACCATATTGCAGATAAAATGAAGATAAGCACAAACTGGAATATGATCCCATCTAGATCACACGATAATATTCCTGCGTTTGATCCAGCAACTGGTTTATCTCCACAAAAGGCCTACACAACAGATGGTGGTGCAGGTGGAGCAGACATGCTTGAATGGTATGAAGCACATAAAGGTTCTTTCTGGGTATTTCTTTCATATGACAGAAAGGGTATTTTTAAGGGAACAGAAGCACCATATGACCACCTTAGACAATATAACCAACTCATAGAAATGTTTATATCAAATTTCTCATATACTGTAGAAAAAAGAGGAACAAAATTTGATTATTGGAATGTCTCTCTTACTCTGGAAGAAGTATAATGTTTGAAGATAAAGACCTGCAAAATTTCTTAGAAACTTCTCCAGTAATAAGAAATAAATCAATCATAACTGCTGAATGGAATATGAATATTCCAACTAACATCAAGCATATAGGAAACTATAGATATCGTCCAACCAAGTCTGGCTCTATTTATTCTTCTTTGCCTACAAGTTTTGATATAAACGACATTGGTAATTTTTATACAGACGCAACTGACGCAGACGTAGAGATAGATGGAACATTTGATGACAGCGATGTGCCAACAACCCTTAGACCTAAAAAAGAAAAACTTAAAACTCTTTATTCTTTAGAAGATTGTTTTGCACAATTTAGACCTAGGTCTGGAATTAATAAAGCAGTATTTTTTGAAAATGGAAAACTACACCATCCAAACCTAGTTATGGCAGATAGACCTAGATATTATATGCCAGATAAAGATGATAAATTTAAATACTGGACATCATATAGAACAGAGTCTGGACAAGAATATGGAATTGCTTCACTAGTTCGTGGATCACAATATTCGATAGAAGATGCTTGTCCTTTTGTTGTTTATAAAGAAAAAATTCCAACAAACAGGGTGATTGTTAAAATGCAAACACATACTGGAACAGAAAACCTAGGTCCATTTTCTTCTCCTACAGGATCTTTTGCAGACCCATTTTATGGAGAACTAAATCAAAAAACTCCTAGCAAATGGAAGATTCAATTTTTAAAAGAAGGAAATTGGGAAAATATAATATCATTTGATCCAGCAGTTAAAAGAAGAGATGGTTCTTCTGTAATTAAAAGCGATGGCTATGTTGAAATTGCGTATGGTTTAATTGTTCCAGAAGAGTGGAGAGCGAACTTTGTTATAGCAGAAACATACACAACAGAACTTCTTTTGCCAGAACAGTCTGTAGTAGGTTATGCATATTTAATTAAAGAAAATGAAACAGATTTAGGAACCTACCATATTTGGAACGGTATAGATTATACTAAGTATTCCCCTAAGTACGGCTGGTATATACAAGATGAAACAGTGGATAGATTAACAAACTTTGTGACTGATGCAACATCTCCAGATGTATTTATTAATAAACTTGATGGCAAACAAAAGTTTAGAGAATTTGAATATATTAGTGGCATACGAGTTGTAGTAGAAACTATGAATGTAAAAGACTCTACATTTGATCTCCTTGAGATTTCTCCAAGATTGATTTTAAATGTCTCAGATAAAACGCTAGACTATTCTGTTAACAAAAGCGCATCTGACCTTGGACTATCTGGATTGCCAGTTGGACAATTAATTGCATCTAATGGAAGCATAGTAATATTTGATCACGATCAGGCTTTCAATTCTAATAACTCAAATAGTATTATTGCTAAATATATTAATAGACATGTTCAGTTTAAATTTTACGAGGTTATTGTTGATGTAGATGGTTGGGACTATTACGTTCCAATTAAAACTCTATATTCAGATTCTTTTCCAAAACAAGATTTAATGACCAAGCAGGTTTCTATTTCTTTAAGAGACATGTACTGGTATCTTGAATCAATAAAGGCTCCTGAAATATTAATGACAGAGGTTTCTGTTAGTTCTGCTGTATCATTATTACTTGACCATATAGGATTTTCTAACTATACATTTAAACGAGTTGAAAATGAAAAAGAAGTAATTATTCCATACTTCTTTGTTGGGCCAGAACTTAGTGTTGCAGAAGTACTTCAAGACCTTGCTGTTTCAACACAGACAGCAATGTTCTTTGATGAATATAATAATTTTGTAATGATGAGCAAAAATTATATAATGCCAACTGCAACACAAAGACCAACAACTTTTGCTCTTAAAGGTACAAAGGATTTTATAGAAGATAGAGAAATCAAAAATAAAAAAAATAAGCCAAAGTTGGCAAATGTTATTTCTGTATCAACACAAGAAAATTCGGTATACAACGATGGAGTAATTAATTATAGTACAAGATATATACAGCGATCTATAGGCTCTTTAAAGCAAGCAAGCCTTGTAGACAATGAAAGATACTATACATATAAGCCTGCATTGCTTTGGGAAGTTTCTGGAACTCAAAACACTAAGTCAATAAATAATGAAGTAGCAACTCAGTCATCATATGTACTTAGTGCGATCCCTTTAAATTCAGATTTAACAGCAGATGTGCCACAGGTAAAAAACAATATCATTATTAATAATACAATGAGTCTTGGAGAGGCAGCGTACTGGATCACCAGATATAATGGATATTTTTATTCTCAAGGAGAAATTATAAAATATGATGCAGTTCAGTATAATGTCTCTGGTATCGGAAATGTTTGGATAACATCTACAGAAGATTATCAGTATTACTTTTCAAAATTACCATTCAATGGAAAAATATACCCAACAGGCCTAGTAAGAATTTATTCTGAGCCAAAATATGTAGAGCAAAATGGTATAACGGTTTTACAAAATGGTGAAGTTGAAAAACATGGTCGTGGCCAATTTGGAACAAAGATTGTTGCACATAGTGCAGGCATAGCAGACTATTGGAAATCAGATGACAATGTTAAGGGATGCTATATGTCATCTGAATATTTATTTGAAAAAGATTTAACCTTGCCTACAACAGCCGTTGCACCTTCTGGCAAACTTACTGCTTCTGGAATTTCATCAGATGCTCTTTCACGCACATCTAGCAGAAGTGGTCTTATTAAAAACTTTATGTCAACATCTTTTATAGGAGAGATCAGTACAGCAACTACAGTACAAAGTGGCACATTGCAGTCATCTGCACTATCTTTGACTGGACCAAACTTTACAACAAAAGAAAGTCCAAGAGATTTTATTTCATATGTTCATAAACCTTTACAAGATAATAAATTTAAACATTTTGGAACTAGAATGAGAATTGTTGGTAAAATAGAAAATAGTGAAGACAGAGGACAAACATCAAACGGCTCGGCGACATATTATGTAGTTAAGGGAACGACCCCAGATAAAAATATAAATATATCTGGAGGTTCTGGCGGTCTTGCCTTTATGCTAAATTCATCAACAAATGTTGGATACTATTTTGAAATAGCAGCGCTTGGCGTAGGAAATTTATCTAAAGAAGAAAGAGAAAGCGTTAGTAATGTATTCTTTTATAAAATTAAGTCTGACAATGGAAAGGCAGTTCCAATTAAACTTTGGGAAGGTCTTGGAGAAATTACAGTAGATGATGGCAAATTTACAGGCCAAGCAAGAATTGTTGCAGAAGAAAATCCAACAGTATATGACCTTGCTGTAGAGTATGAAGACATTGGCAGAATCAGAAGATTCTATTTATATTTAAATGGTAAAATAATCAAAACCGTAGATGACTCAGATCCATTGCCAGTATATTCAAACATTGCGTTATTTACAAGAGGCTCTTCAAGAATAATGTTTGAAAATGTTTATGCGCTATGCAATAACTATTCACAAAATACAACATTCTCACTTGGCGCACCAGTTACATCAGCATTTGGGGATTCAGATATTGATGTCAACGAATCTTTTAGAAAGTATGCGCTGAGCGGATTAATTCAAAACACCTATCTATCTGGAATAGGAACATCTGAGCCACCTAAGTACGATATCTTTTTTGAAGAGTTTGGTAGTATTATGAGAGAAGCAGCAACATTTAATTTTAAATATGACAAGGCTTACCCAGCATTATATGCAAAATTATCTCCAACATTTAATAAGATTAAGGGGTACGTTGTTTCTGGATTTAGAGCGGGATCATATGGTGCAGAGTTTATGATCTTTAATGCTACAGATACAGCAATCAGCCTAGATGAAACAACTGGAAACTATTTAAGAGTCCAGGGTGTAACATTTACACAACAGTCTGATAACAGACTTACGGTTGATGATTATTTTGATAAGCATTCATCAACATCAAATCCAGAATTTATTACAGAAACAACTGTATCTAATCCATATAAGATTAAACAGGATTACCAAGATATAAAGTTAAGCAGAATGACATATGGGAAAAAGGATTTTTCTTTAAACACTCCATATATTCAGTCATATGATGAGGCAAATAATTTAATGAAATGGCTTGTTGAAAAAATAACAAAGCCAAGAAAATCTATAGGTGTAAAAATATTTGCAATACCAACTATTCAGTTGGGAGATATTGTTACATTAGATTACGAAGAAAATGGTATTAGCCTTGCTGCACCTTCATCAAGTAGGTTTGTAGTATATAATATAGACTATACAAAAAATTCAGATGGTCCAGACATGACTGTATTTTTAAGTGAGGTGGTATGATGACAACAGATGCAATAGCGCCATTGCCAACAGCAACTACAACAACCTCTAGCAGTAGTTCTGTAAAGATTGCAACACCAGATTTAATAATAAAAGATCAAGACATAATGTCTATTGATATTATGACAGATCTAATCTTTGAGGATATTGGCGGACAAGAACTTGCAACAATTTCTAGACATGACTTAGTTAATGGTCAAAAAATAATTTATACGCCTATTAAAAATTTAACAGATCTTTATTTACAGTATAACCCAAATAACATATTAAGACTTCAGTCTTCAGACTCATACTTTAAGTCTTTGTCTCTTTCTATTTTAGACCATCTTCCAAAATGTGGAACTGGGTATGATCTTATTCCAAAAGAAAATGAAACAGATAAAACAAAATGGACCAAGGTTCCAAACTGTAAATCTGTATATATTGACCCAATAAGCGGAGACCTTGTGATCAACTTAATAAATGTAAAAGATGGGGAACAGGCAGAAATTCAAATATTAACAAGTGGTAGCATCTTTGATGATACAATATATGATGGAGGAAGTTAAGTGATAACTAATACAGGAAAGAACATTTTAGCCAAGTATCTTGTTGGCCAAACGCCAGCATATGCTTCACATATTGCCGTAGGTTGTGGACCTACCCCAATAGTCTCAGATGGAGCATTTGGAGATTATTCTGACAAAAAATCTTTAGACTTTGAAATGTTTCGTGTCCCTATTATTTCAAGAGGATTTGTTGATGACGAGGGTGTTTCAAAAATAGTATTAACTGCAGAACTACCTACGCAAGAAAGATATGAGATTACAGAGGTCGGAGTATTTTCTGCCGCTTCCAATCCTGCAGCAGGAGCATTTGACAGTAAAAATATATATACATTTTCAGATGCAGAAGCATGGAAATATTCTTCTCAGGCTGCAGAGATTCCAACAATATATGAGCCACTGGATGATCGAGTTGTTAAAATAACAAATGCAGTTATATCTGGAACAACAATAACATATACTACAGATACAGCACATGAATTATCAGAGGGAACAAAAATATCTATTTCTGGAATTTCTCCAATAGTGTTTAATTTATCAGATGTTACTATAGCAACAGTGCCAACACCAACAACCTTTACAATTGTAAAAGAGCCAGCAATTAGTGGTACATATTCATCATCTGGTTATTTAATTAACGATGTAGATACTAATATTATTAATCAAGTCTATCCAGTATTTCAAACAAATGCAGACAACAAAATATTTACTAACTCTAATAGAGTTTCAAGATATGAAAGATGTAGATTTTTAAATAACATATATGCAATATCTGGAAATAACTCCAACATAAGTATAGATTCAAATGGAAACCTTAATGCTGAGAGTGGATCACACTTTATTCAATTAACTGATACAGCGGTTGACTTTAGTAAAAATGCTCCAACAGATGAATTAAGACTTGCTTTTTCTGTAGTAAATAAAGTAGGTTCAGCAGTAACTCTGCCAACCTCTGTTAGAATTATTATTGAGTTTTCTTCAACTGGAACTTTCAAAAGTGGAAAGTGGGCAATTTTTGAAGCATTAGTTGAAGGTAGTGATTATGATTTTTCTACAAATAGATATTTTGTTGTATCAAAACAACTTCAAGAATTAGTAAAAAGTTCAGAATTTTCATGGGCAGAAATTAACACAGTAAGAATATATGCATCTATTTTTAAAGATTCAAGCACAACTCCAACATCTGATTTTTATGTTTGCTTAGATGGTTTAAGACTAGAAAATGTAACATCTACTAATTCTGTATATGGACTAACTGGATACTCTGTTATGAGAACTCCAGAAGCAAAAACAATTATTAAATCGGCAAATACAACAAACTATATTGAATTTAGATTTGCATTGGATGTACTATAATGGCAGATTCTGGAATTAAAAATGTTGTTATTAAAAAAGAATCTTTGGGCAAAGTAACATCAGATAATAATCGTGTTGTAAGATTTAGACTTGTAGCAGAAGATAAAAATAGAAAGTCTGCCTGGTCTCAAATATTTTTGGTCAATTCCCAAGCCGTAAATGTTTTGCCAGGAGATTTAAATGTTGTTGGAAATACAATTTTAGTTAACTGGTCTAATGGATCAGAAGCAACTATTCAGGTAGTTTATGATGTATTTGCAGCATTTGATGGAGGAAATTTTTCTCATGTAGGAGTTACTGGAAGCACAAGTTATTCTTTTTTAAAAACAGGAACTTCGTCAGTTAGAGTTGTTGTCCAAATATCTTCAATAAATCCAGCCATAAATTCTAGTATGAAAATTTATGACTCTGGAGTTAGGTCTCTGGTATAATTATAGTATGGCAATATTACCTGTACCAGAGCGAGGACAACCTTTAGATGTAACTTACATTTATCAGATTGTTAAGGCTATTAATGATTTATCTTCTCAGATTTCACCATCAACATATAAGTATGTAACGGTTGATACCCCAACATCAGGTAAACAAAGCGTAAAGGCTTCAGAGGCCCGTATAATCGGTGGATACGTACAGGTTACAACAAGTACCACCCAGACTGCGGGATCGTCTCAAACCTTCTCATATGACTTCCCAACAGACTTTAAATTCGCACCAGTGGTAACAGCAACACCTATTAACATAGGAAATACAGATGCTGGAAAAGATGTTACAGTAACAATAACTGGAGTGTCCACCTCAAGACTAGAGGGAACAGTTAAATTTAATACTGGTGGAGATACAAGTATTGGAATTAACCTTATAGTGGTTGGAATTCCTAACTAATGATTTCTTGCAAAAAATGTAACGGTAGAGTTTTTATAGATAGACAATATACAGAAATTAATCACATGGAGTTATACTGTATTGCTTGCGGGTCAAGATTTTTTCTTCACCCACCCAGCCAAACAGCGGAGGGAAGATGGCTACTAAAAAAGGAACAATTGAGAGCGAAAAATACAATGAGTCACCTGTAATACCAGGTAACAAAAAAGTTTGGTTCCTCAATGGAGACCTTGTAAGAATTCATCATATAAACAGATCCAATGGAATAATGTCTGTTTATAATATTACAAAAGATCAGATTGAAAGTTGTTTTATTAGTGATTTTAAAAATAAAAGAGAACGAGCATATACAGTTGGGCAGACTGCTGATTTAGTTAATCGTCATAAAAAATATATGCCATCATTAATGAAACGAGGAGTTATCCCATTTCCAACTGGATCACAAAAAGGTGGCGCTAGAGGTTTTCAGGTAAGATCATATTATTCAGAATCGCAAGTAAAAGAGATTCGTGATATACTTGCTTCATATCATATTGGTAGACCAAGAAAAGATAAATTAATTACAAATGATATTACGCCTAGTAAAGCAGAGTTGACACGAAGAATGGGCGATGGTATACTTACATATAGGAAAACAGAAGATGGACGATTTGTTCCAATTTGGAATGAATCTATTTAACGAAGGGTATAGAATGGAAAACGAACCAACAAAGGTATCTGTAACACTTGGATACACATTAAACCTTGGAAACTTTCAATCACTAAGACTAGATCTTGGCGTTGTTGATTCAAAGCGTGACGGAGAAAATACAGACCAGGCTTTTGAAAGAGTTTATAAGTTTGTTGAAGATAAACTAACTGCAAAGATTTTGGAAGCCCAATCGGAGGCTGCTGAAGCATAATGGCAGAACGCAAAGACCGTATGGCTTTGCTTTCAAGATACAGCAAGTATCATACCGCAAGGTACGAATCAAAGCCATCTTTGAATTTAAATGTAGAACAATGGGCATCTGATGCCCTTGTAGAATCATATACCTTGCCAGGATGCTATGACATACTTGAGTATTATTTTTCAGTTGCAGAGAATCCATCTTGGAATTACTTTGCTTACAATGCAGAAAAAATATTACAGGCACAAAAAGATAAAATCAAAGATAACGAAGAGAGAGCAGAGCGTAGACGAATGGCTAAGGAGTGGCTGAGTGAATAACACAGAGTCCAAACTAATTACTGCAGTTCTTCAAGACAAGCAGATGCATGTTCTTCTTCAGGCAAATGTTGAAAATCTATTAAGAACGCATGGAGACATTTGGCAATTCATTAGATTATATTTTGAGAATAATGCATCTCTTCCACCAGCAGAATTAGTTACTGAAAAGTTTAGAGACTTTGAGCCAGTTGCAAATGTAGGAGCAACAAAGCATCACCTAGAAGAACTTCAAGGGGAATATCTAAACGATAGCCTAAAGGATATCCTTAGATCTGCTGCGACCAATGTTCAAAATAATCAAGGCACAACGGCACTCAATGACCTTATTACTCAAACCTCAGAGTTAAAGAAGAACACATCTGCTATCCGTGATATCGATGTTACCGATCTTGAATCTGCTATTGCATATTTTGAAAATGTTAAAAAGCAGCAGGCTCTAGGAATGTCTGGAATTAAAACAGGTCTTCCAGGATTTGATAATTATCTCCCATCTGGAATTATGCCTGGACAACTTGGGGTGTTTCTTGCTTATCCAGGAATTGGTAAATCATGGCTTGCACTTTATTTTGCTGTTCAAGCATGGAAGCAAGGTAAGTCACCTATGGTAATCTCTCTTGAAATGTCAGAGACTGAAGTCCGTAATCGTGTGTTTACGATTATGGGGGAGGGTCGTTGGTCACATAGAAAGATTAGTAATGGCGAAATTGAAATTGATATGCTTAAAGATTGGCATGCAAAGAATCTTAAGGGCAAGCCAGAGTTCCATATCATTTCTAACGACAGTGGTGGAGAAATTAATCCATCAGTACTTCGTGGAAAGATTGATCAATACAAACCAGATTTTGTTATTGTTGACTATCTTCAGTTGATGGCTCCTAATCAAAAGTCAGATAATGAAACTGTACGAATGAAGAACCTTTCAAGAGAACTTAAACTAATGGCTATTGGAGAAGAAGTACCTATTGTTGCAATCTCATCTGCTACCCCAGATGATGTTAATGACCTTAGTAGTGTTCCAACACTTGGACAAACTGCTTGGTCTAAACAAATTGCCTATGATGCTGACTGGGTAATTGCCCTAGGTCGTTCTGCTAATAGCGATATTATCGAGTGTGCTTTTAGAAAGAACCGTAATGGGTTTATGGGAGATTTCCTAGTACAAGTAGACTTCGATAAGGGCTACTACAGATATAAAGACTTTGAAGATAAGTAGTTATAATATGATATGTCAAAAAATAAGGAGATTTTGCCACCTACGTTCTATCATCATAAGCCCATAAAAAGGTTTTATCTTGATGGGATCATTCATGATGACTCCATGATAGGCAGACTTAAAATAGAATATATAAGACTATTAGTATCAGAAATGAAACTAAGTGGATATGTACCAAGACTTGATCTTGACCCAGACTTCACTATACGCTATAATGATACTAAGAACTTTTTTGAATTTGAATTATCGATACAAGCAGTTTACGCAGGGAAAAGGAAAAGCGAATGGATAGCAGGTATAGACGGAACCAATCCAATCTTTATACCGCAGAGCAAGTCAGAAGAGTCCTTACAGGATCAGGTGTAGATATTGAATCTGACTTATCAGATAACTACATAATATATTGTCCATTTCACAATAATCATAGAACTCCAGCAGGAGAAGTCCACAAACTTAATGGCCTATTCTTTTGCTTCTCATGTCAAAAAACAGCAGACCTGATAGAACTTGTAATGCATACATCTGGTCGTACATATTTTGAAGCAGCAAGATATATCAAGTCAAAAGAAAAGTTAACCAATCTTGTTGATGATATTAATAAAACACTTATTGTTGAAGAAGAATTTAAGCAGTTTGACACAAACATAATGAAAAGACTTTATGACAATCTTTTAAATTTAGATAGACCTAAAAATTATTTTAAATCAAGACACATAGAGATGCAGTCTTGGTCAAAGTTTCATTTAGGATATTCTGATAAACAAGATATGGTTACTGTTCCAATCCACAGTCCAGATGGGATACCTATTGGTTTTGTAGGAAGATCTGTGGAAGGAAAAGATTTTAAGAATACTCCAGGATTACCCAAAAGCAAAACACTGTTTAACTTGCATAGAGTTAAGAAATCTGATAAAGTATATGTAGTGGAATCATCATTTGATGCTATTAGGCTTGACCAAGTTGGACTTCCAGCAGTTGCAACACTTGGAGCCAATGTATCAAACACACAAATAGAATTGCTTCAGAAATACTTCAATAACATAATTGTTATTGCAGATAATGATGAAGCGGGAGGAAATATGAAAGATAGAATAGTTGAAAAACTATCATCTCGTGTTTCCGTTATTAAACTAAATAATCAATATAAAGATATAGGTGATATGCCAGATGAGGAAATAAAGAATTTAGAATTCCAGTTTGACAAATCTATATCACTTATGCTAAACTAATATAAACAACACAAAGGAGAATAACATGAGCGTAGTAAAGGGACTCAAAAACATTAATGCCCTGCTCGATAAGCCAAAGTATGAAAATGATGGACCAAAGGTTAAGTGGCTAAAACTTGCCGATGGACAATCAGTTAAGATTCGATTCATTGAAGAACTTGATGAAGATTCTGCAAATTATAATCCAGAGCGTGGACTTGCACTTGTTGTAAAGGAGCACGTAAATCCAAAGGACTACAAGCGTAAGGCTGTAGATACAATGGATACAGAAGGTCGTGACTGGGCTGAAGAAATGCATCGCAAGGATCCAAAGGCTGGATGGCGTGGTCGTCTTCGCTTTTATTGCAATGTTCTAGTTGACGATGGTATTGAATCACCATATGTTGCTATTTGGTCAATGGGTATCAGCAAGCAGTCATCGTTTAACACTATTCGTGAGTATGCTCTTGAAACAGGAAGCATCTCAAATGTTGTATGGAAGTTAAAGCGTAATGGTCAGGGAACTGAAACTAATTACACACTTATTCCATCTGCTCCAGACAAGGAGCCGTTTGCTTGGGGAGACATTAAGCCTTACCCACTTGAGTCAGCATTGAAGAAGATTCCATATGCTGAGCAAGAAGCATATTACTTGGGCTTTGATGGCCCTTCAGTAACTTCATCTACCAACGCTGATTGGTAATATGAACTACGTCGGCTTACATGTCCATACACACTATTCATTATTTGATGGTGTTGCTACTCCAGAAGAATACGTGAACCGTGCAGTTGAGTTAGGGATGCCAGCAATTGCCATCACTGACCACGGTACTTTATCTGGGCATAGGGAACTGCACCGTATTGCAAAAGCAAAGGGCATTAAGCCAATTCTAGGTCTAGAAGGATACATGTGTGCAGACATATCTGATACAAGAGATAAGTCTGAAAGAGAAGGTCAGCAAGATCTTGTCTATAACCACATTATCCTTCTAGCCAAGAATAAAATTGGTTTAGAAAATTTAAATAAGATTAGTGAACTATCATGGACAGACGGTTTCTTTAAGAAGCCAAGATTTGATTTTGCTATATTGGAAAAATATAAAGAGGGCATTATTGTTACATCTGCCTGCCCAAGTAGTGTGCTCGTTAAAGCCTTAGAAGAAGAAGAGTTTGCACTTGCTAAAAAGTATATTTCCTGGTTTAAAGAACGGTTTGGCGAAGATTACTATATTGAAGTAATGCCACACAATGAAGCAAATATAAATAAATATTTAATTGAACTTGCTGATGAATTTAATATCAAGGTTGTTGTTACGCCAGACTGCCACCATGTTGATCCTTCACAAAAAGAGGTTCAAGAATTTAAGTTGCTAATGAACACACACGGTAAAGTTCTAAAAGATAGCACATATGAAAAGTCTAAAAAGCAACCAGATATGATGAAGCGTCTTGATTATCTATATGGAGAAGACCGTCAAATTACTTTTAATAAATTTGATATTCACCTTTTATCTTATGAAGAAATCAAAACCGCAATGGAAGCGCAAGGTATTGATAGACCAGATATTTATTCAAACACATTGCTATTGGCAGAGTCAGTTGGAGAGTATGACATTAAAGATGGCATGAACCTTCTTCCAGTTCAGTATAAGAGTCCTGATAAAGAATTGAAGAAGATTGCATACGAGGGTTTGGAACAAAGAGGTTTTGCAGATAACCCAGAATACATTGCAAGAGTTGAAGAAGAATTAGAAATTATTAAAGACAAAAAGTTTGCTCCATACTTCCTTGTTGTTCAAAGCATGATCGCTTGGGCAAAAAAGGAAGGCATTATGGTAGGGCCAGGTCGTGGTTCTGCAGCAGGCTCACTGGTATGCTATGCACTTGGCATTACAGATGTTGATCCAATCAAATATGGACTACTGTTCTTCCGTTTTATTAATCCAGAGCGCAACGACTTTCCTGATATCGATACAGATATTCAAGATTCTCGTCGTGATGAAGTTAAAGATTATTTGGTTAGACAGTATCGACATGTTGCATCTATTGCCACATTCTTACAATTTAAAGATAAGGGTGTTGTGCGAGATGTTGCAAGAGTCTTAAATATACCTTTATCAGATGTCAATAAGGTACTTAAGTTAGTAGACACATGGGATGATTTTTGTACATCAAAATCAACAAGAGAATTTCGTGAAAAATATCCAGAGGTAGAAATTTATGGAGAACAACTTCGTGGTCGAATTAGGGGTACTGGTATTCATGCTGCAGGAGTTGTTACTAGTAAAGATCCAATCTTTAGGTATGCGCCGATGGAAACTCGTTCTGCTACTGGATCTGACGATAGGATTCCAGTGGTTGGAGTCGATATGGAAGAGGCGGAACGAATAGGTTTAATTAAGATAGATGCACTTGGTCTAAAAACACTTAGTGTTATTCAGGATTGCGTATCAATGATTAAAGAGAATCATTATAAGGATATTGATTTACATTCAATTAATCTTGATGATCCAAAGATTTATGAAATGCTTTCTGATGGATACACAAAGGGTGTGTTCCAATGTGAAGCAACTCCATACACAAATCTTTTAGTAAAGATGGGTGTAAAAAACTTTAACGAACTTGCAGCATCAAATGCTTTGGTTCGTCCAGGTGCTATGAATACAATTGGTAAAGACTATATTGCTCGTAAACATGGAAAGCAGAATGTTTCTTATAGTCACCAAATTATGAAACCATTTACGGAGGATACTTATGGTTGCGTTTTATACCAAGAACAAGTTATGCAAGCATGCGTACACCTTGGAGGCATGTCCATGTCGGAAGCAGACAAGGTTAGAAAAATCATTGGCAAGAAAAAAGATGCTAAAGAGTTTGACATTTTCAAGGATAAGTTCGTATCTGGTGCGTCTGCTTATATTTCGCCTAACGATGCTAAGGACCTTTGGCATGACTTTGAAGCACACGCAGGGTACTCATTTAACAAGAGCCATGCGGTTGCGTATTCTACTCTCTCGTATTGGACGGCGTGGTTAAAGTATTATTATCCGCTAGAATTTATGTTTGCTCTTCTTAAAAATGAAAAAGATAAAGACAACAGAACAGAGTATTTGATTGAGGCAAAAAGAATTGGTATTCCTATTAAGTTGCCACACATTAATGACTCAGACTTTGATTTTAAGATTGAGGGTAAGGGTATTCGCTTTGGTTTAACTGGAATTAAATATATTTCTAGCAATATTGCAGAAAAGTATATTACTGCAAGGCCTTTTAGAAGTTTTAAAGAAGTAGAAGAGTTTACTTTTACAAAAGGCAACGGTGTTAATAGTCGTGCACTTCAGGCTATGAATATGATTGGTGCTTTGACATTTCCAGATAATCCAAGAAATGATGATCAGATTAAAGAAAACTTGTATGAATATTTAAACCTTCCAGAGTTTAATATAACTATTCCATCACACTATTATGCATTTATCCAAGATGTAGAAGAGTTTGAAGAAAAGGGTTCATACGTTTTACTTGGAATGGTTAAATCAATTAAAAGAGGCACAGGTTGGTCAAGAGTTGAAGTTCTTGACAAGACTGGAAGTGTTGGAATATTTGATGAGGAGCAAACAGCAATAGAAACTGGTCGCACATATCTTATACTTGCAAATGATAATAGAATTGTTTCTGCAGTTCCTGCTGATGAAATAAAAGGTTCTTCAAATGCACTCGTCAAATTTTTAAGTTATAAGCAATTGCCATACTCTGATGACGAAATGTTTGTTGTATCATTTAAACCAAGAATTACAAAAACTGGTAAAAAGATGGCATCCTTAACACTTGCAGATACAAGCAGAGACCTGCACTCTATCACAGTATTCCCTACATCTTTTGCAAAAGCATATATGCATATTGAAGAAGGAAAATCATATAAATTTAATTTTGGAAAAACAAAAGACGGAACCGTAACATTGGAGGATGTACATGTCAGTTAGTATTGAAGAAGCATTAGCACAACTTGATCCCAAGTTGAGAAAGCGATTAGGTAGTGGTGTAGGTGTCAACTTTGAATACCAACCAACACCTAGTTATGGATTAAACCGTGCTTTAGGTGGTGGACTTCCATATGGAAGACAAGTCTTGATCTGGGGTTCAAAGTCTTCTGCAAAGTCTTCTATGTGCCTTCAGATGATTGCTTTAGCCCAAGCAGAGGGAAAGTTATGTGCATGGATTGATTCTGAGATGTCTTATTCGGAAGATTGGGCCAGGTCGCTTGGGGTAGATCCAGAAAAATTAATTTATTCACAAGCAAGAACTATCAGCGATATGGTAGATGTTGGTGTAGCATTAATGAATGCTGGTGTCGATTTAATTGTGGTAGACTCTATTACATCAATGCTTCCTGCAATCTATTTTGAAAAAGATACAGATGAAATGAAGGCTTTGGAAAATACAAAACAGATTGGAGCAGAATCTCGTGACTTTAGCAACGCATGGAAAATGCTTAACTATGCTAATAATAAAGTTAAGCCTACTTTGCTTGTGCTTATTAGCCAGTCTCGTAACAATATTAATGCTATGTATACTAGCCAGCAGCCTAGTGGTGGTCAGGCTACTAAGTTTTATTCCTCTTGCGTTATTAAGTTATTTAGTTCCGAGTCCGACAATCAAGCGATTAAAGGAAAAATTAAGGTAGGAGATAAATTAATTGAAGAAAAAATTGGCAGAACTATTAAGTGGGAACTTCAATTCTCTAAAACTTCTCCAGGGTTCCAATCTGGCGAGTATGATTTTTATTTTAGAGGTGACAATATTGGTCTTGATACCATTGGTGATTTGGTTACTACCGCAGAACTAAACGGTATTGTAGAGCGTACAGGAGCATGGTATATCCTTCCTGATGGAACAAAGGTGCAAGGTAAGGAAGCATTTGTTAATCGTGTAAGAGAGGATCTTGATTTGCAGGAATCAATCAAGGCCAAACTAAATGGCTAATTTTACAGTTTATTATGGCAAGTTTATATGCCATGAATGCAAAGCAGAAGTTAAAAGTTTAAGGCTTTATCCAGAAACAAAAGAAGCAACTTGGATGTGTAAAGATAAACATTTAAGCAGAGTTGGTTTTGGTAGAAAGAAGAAAAAGGATTATGAGCGAGAAGAGTGAGTCAAAGCGCATTGGCGCTAAACAGCATAAAAACTCTGGTCGTAATACCCAAAAGGGTGATGCTTCTTGGAAAAATTTTGTTGTAGATTTTAAAGAAGTTGGAAAATCTTTTACATTAAATAAAGATGTCTGGGCAAAGGCAACCACAGATGCCATGAAGAATGGCAAAGATCCAGCCATTGTCGTAGTAATTGGCGAGGGTAATGCAAAAGTCAGACTTGCTATAATTGAGATGAGTATTTTAGAAGAACTAGTGGAGGAATAATGGAACAACAACAAACAACTATAGAGATGGTAAACGGCCTTTCTGAGATAGCCGATTATATGCAAGATGAAGAATTAACAACAGCCTTAACATTTATTGCTAAGATTATTATAAAGCCAGATATTCCTTTGAATGTGGCTACGGTTGAAATTGTAAGGCTTCAAGCCATTGCAGCAAAGATGGCTTTTAAGGCAACATGGATGGCTAATGTGGATAAGTCTGATCGTGGAAAGAAGAATCTTTACTATACTGCAGCAGAGTCTATTAACAATCTTGTCTCAGCGTTGAAGTATATAACTCGATAATCTGATATACTTATACTAACCGAAACGAGAAATGATGACAAAAAATTTATTACATACAGTTATGTTAAAGCCTGAAGAGAAGCAGATTCATCCAATGGATATTGCAGCATTAGAGGCAAAGATTAAAGAAGGTTATACGATAAATCGTGTAGATAAGCATACGGTAAAGAAAACCTTTGCTCCTTCTACTATTGCATATGGTCATGGAGAGTGTGCAAGATATTGGTACCTTGCTTTTGAGGGACAGATATTTGAAGATAATGCAGATGCTTATAGTGCAGCAAACATGACGGCTGGAACATTGTCACACGCAAGAATTCAAAATGCTATGATGAATTCAGGTGTTGCAAAGATTTATCGTGATGATGATAATGAGCCAACAACAGAGTTTAAAATTAGACATGATGATCCACCAATTTTTGGATACGGAGATGTCATGCTTGATTGGCAGGGAGAAGAACTCATTGGTGAAATTAAAACCATGATGAATGAGGGATTCGAATATAGAAAGGCTTCAGGTAAGGCCAAGAATGGTCACCTGATGCAGTTGCTTATATACATGAAGATTCTTAAGAGACCAAAGGGAGTTCTTATTTATGAAAATAAAAATAATCACGAACTACTTTTGATCCCTGTAGATGTGAACGATCATTACCGTCGGTGGGTAGACCAGGCATTTGATTGGATGAGACAAGTTAGAAAGGCATGGGAAGATAAAACCCTGCCAACCAAAAACTATAGATCAAACTCCAAGATATGCAAGTCATGCCCAATTAAAAAAGCATGTGAGTCTGCAGGTACAGGCGTATTAAAAATAGCGCCTCTGGAGATTCTTGGTGAACAATTGTAAATGCTGCGATAATCAGTTTGAGCCTACTGTATCTTATCAGATATATTGCTCTTCAGATTGTAGGGATATAGCAACAAAAGAAAAAATTGCAATGAGATATTTGCAATCAAAGAGACAAAAGCGTAAGGGTAAAATAAGGCTATGTAAGTCTTGTTCTACTCCGCTTTCTATCTATAATGATGATCCAGTTTGTTCATCTTGTAGTGTAAATCCTGATGCAGTTCTTAAAGCAATGAAAGAAATAAAAGGTAAAAGCAATGGTAAAAAATAAATGGGGTATTGAAGTTAAGCCATTAACAATTTGTGCTATTGATGCTAGTACCAATAGCCTTGCCTTTGCTTTATTTAATACCCAACAAGAATCGTTGGGCGTTGTTGGTAAAATTAATTTTGATGGAAATAATACATATGAAAAAGTTATGGATGCTGGACAAAAGGTCAAAGCATTTTTTGATTACTACGGTGGGTTTGAGGCAATAGTAATCGAGCATACTGTATTTATGAATAGCCCTAAGACTGCTGCAGATCTTGCATTGGTTCAAGGGGCTATTCTTGGAGCAGCAGGACAATCTGGAACAAAAGTTATTGGCAAGGTTGCTCCTATTACATGGCAAAATTATATTGGAAATAAAAAAATATCAAAGGACGAACAATTATTTATTCGTTCACAGAACCCTGGGAAATCAGCATCTTGGTATAAATCATATGAAAGAAATCTTCGTAAAGAAAGAACAATTAAGTTTATTAATACGATCTATGATAGAACTATTACTGATAACGATGTAGCAGATGCCTGCGGTATTGGCCATTGGGCATTAAAAAATTGGTCTAAAGCGGTGGGATTAGAATGAGCGATAGAGAACCATTTAATTTTAAAGAAGAAGAACAAGATATTATTTTAACAGTAAGAACGCTTGTACCAACAAAATGGATCTTGATAGACAGAGAAACTGGGCAAATTTATCAGGGTAGTCCAAAAGGTTACTGGGATAGACTTGAGCCAGTTATTAAGGTTGACAAGGAGGACTAGTGTCTGCTAAACTATATACAAGCGAGACTTTTATGCGTAAGCGTTACCTTATGGATAAAAAGACTCCAGAAGAAATTGCAAAGGAATGTGGAGTAAGTTTGGAAACTATCTATGTGTACCTTGCCAAGTTTGGATTAAGAAAGAGTAAGCGATGACCAATAAGTTGAATATTACTGTTGACCAAGTTAACAACCCTATGCATTACACATCAGACCCATCTGGTATTGAGTGTATTGAAATTACCAGACATCGCAATTTTAATATTGGAAATGCTTTTAAGTATTTGTGGAGAGCAGGACTTAAGGATGAAGAAAAAACTATTCAAGATTTAGAAAAGGCAATCTTTTATATTAAAGATGAGATAAATAGGTTAGAAGGAAAGTATGACAACTGAAGAAGATTTAGTTAAACATCTTGACCAAGTAAACCTTGTAGTTGAAGAATATTTAAAAGGCAATGATCCAACAGTTATTTCAAAAGAATTAGATATTCCACGAACACGGGTTGTTGCATTAATTAATGAGTGGAAAGAAGTCGCATCTGATAATGCCGTTATTCGTGCCCGTGCAAAAGAAGCCCTTGCTGGTGCTGACCAACACTATAGTAAACTTATATCAAAATCGTATGAGGTTATTGATGAAGCAACAATGACAAACAACCTTAGTGCTAAAACTGCTGCAATTAAACTAGTTATGGATATTGAGTCTAAAAGAATTGACATGCTTCAAAAGGCTGGTCTATTAGAAAATAAAGAACTTGCTGAAGAAATGATAGAGATTGAGCGTAGACAAGAAGTTCTTGTATCAATATTAAAAGATATAGCAGCAGAATATCCTCAAATTCGTGATGAAATTATGCGTAGACTTTCATCTTTTGCAAAAGATAATGAGGTGATTACAGTTGTCCACGATGTTCAGTGATTTTCTTGAAGCATTGCAAGACGATCATTTTGAAGAAATTCCTGTAGATGCAAAGACTTTTATTCAAGATGAAAGATATTTGGGGCAACCTGGCCTATCTAATATTCAATATGACATTGTAGAAGCAATGAGCCAAATATACAAAAAAGAAGATCTCATTAGAATAATGGGAGAAGAAGAAGGTGTACGATATTATGAAAAATATACTAAAAACGAAATCATCCTCCAACTCGGTAAGGGTAGTGGAAAAGATTTTACTTCTACTGTTGCTTGTTGCTACATTGTGTATAAGTTATTATGCCTTAAGGACCCAGCAAGATATTTCGGTAAACCCAGTGGCGATGCCATAGACCTTATCAATGTTGCTATTAATGCTCAGCAGGCTAAGAATGTTTTCTTTAAAGGCTTTAAAACAAAGATTGAAAAGTCACCTTGGTTTGCTGGCAAGTTTTATGCAAAGGCTGATTCAATAGAATTTAACAAATCTATTACTGTTTATTCTGGTCACTCTGAGCGTGAATCACATGAGGGTTTGAACTTGCTTCTTGCAGTTCTTGATGAGATTTCTGGTTTTGCATCTGAGGTTGGAACTGGAAATGAACAGGGAAAAACAGCGGACAATATCTATAAGGCATTCCGTGGTTCCGTAGATTCTCGCTTTCCAGATTTAGGAAAGGTTGTATTGCTTTCATTTCCTCGATACCCTGGAGACTTTATATCAGAAAGATATGATTCAGTTATTGCAGATAAAGAGGTAATTGAAAGAAGCCATGAGTTTATTATTAATCCATTGCTTCCAGATTCAGATCCAGACAATAAGTTTGAAATTTCTTGGGATGAAGATCAAATTATTTCATACAAATATCCAGGAGTATTTGCATTAAAAAGACCTACCTGGGAAGTTAATCCAACTAGAAAGATTGAAGATTTTAAGATTGCTTTTATGACTGATCTTGGAGATGCAATGATGCGTTTTGCTTGTGTTCCAACATTTGCATCTGATGCATTTTTTAAACAAGCAGACAAAGTACGAGCATGCATGACATTAAGAAACCCAGTAGATACCTTTAAAAGATTTGATGAATCATTTAAACCAGATCCAAATAAAAAATATTATGTACATGCTGACCTTGCACAAAAGCATGACAAGTGTGCGGTAGCAATTGCACATGTAGAAAAATGGGTAAATATTCAGGTAATTAATAATTATGAACAGGTGGCACCAATTGTTGTAGTAGATGCTGTGGCATGGTGGGAACCAAAAGTAGAGGGCCCAGTTAATTTGTCCGAAGTAAAGCAATGGATTCAAAACCTTAGAAGAATTGGTTTTGATATTGGCATGGTTTCATTTGACCGTTGGCAATCTTTTGATATTCAAAATGAATTGAAGCAGGTTGGAATGAGAACTGATACTGTTTCTGTTGCTAAAAAACATTACGAGGATATGGCTATGCTTGTGTATGAAGAAAGACTTGCTATGCCTGCAATTGATCTTTTATTTGAGGAATTAACTCAATTAAAGATTATGAAAAATGATAAAGTGGATCACCCACGCAAAAAGTCAAAGGACTTAGCCGATGCTGTATGCGGTGCTATTTTTGGTGCTATCTCTTATACTCCAAAAAATCTAGACACTGAAGTAGAGGTTCATACTTTTAAAGAAAGACCTAAGCAATTTGACCAAAAAGATGCCAATGTGATACAATATAATCCTAGCCAATTAGAAGACATAAAAGACTATTTGGATAGGCTAAAAACAATATAACAAGAAAAGGAAATATTAAATGAAATCATTTAAGAAAATCGCTCTAGCCGTGGTTGCAGCCATGACTACCGCAACAATCGTGGCTTCGCCTGCAAGCGCAGCCGTAATGACAGTCGCTGTATCGCTTGACGGAACTGCTAATACAACAGCATCCGCAATTGCTACACCTGCCTCATTACCAGTTCCAGCAGACAACACAATCGACGCTGCTGATGCACTCAAGTTTGTTGCAACTGTTGATACAGGAACAAATGTTTCTGTTACAGCAACAAACGCAACAATTGTTTCTGCACTACACACATCTGCTGCACCAGTAGGTGCTGCATCAGGATCGTCATCGTTGACAATCGCAACTGGTACAGGAACAACCGCAACATTTTGGGTCTACACAAAGACTACAGCAATTGGTACAGTTGTAATCAATAACGGTGGAACAACTCTTACATACTATGTACAGGGTACTGCTGGTAAGATTAACAACCTAACTGTATCTGCACCTGCAACTGGTGCTGCTGGCACAAAGCAGGATATTACAGTTACAGCAACAGACGTATTTGGAAACAAGGTTTCTGGTAAGTCAATTACTGCAACAGTATTTGCTGCTACAGCAACACTAGATACAGCAACAGCAACAACTGGTGCTACACTTTCAGATTTTGGAGTTGCAAAGTTTACTGCAACACTTCCAGCAACTGGTTCACGCACACTAATTACATTTGCTCCAACAACATCTTCTGATGCAACATCTGCAGATGTAACTGGTCTAACTGCTCGTACACTTGCACCATTTGCAGAAATCACAGTTCGTGATCTTGTATCAGAACTTGCTGCTGAAAAGGCTGCTAAGGATGCAGCACTTGCTGCTAAGGCAGTTTCAGATGCTGCAGTCGTAAAGGCTGCTGCTGATGCTGCTGCTGCTAAGGTTGCTTCAGATGCTGCTCTTGCAGCAGAAAAGGCTGCTTCTGCTAAGGCACTTGCTGATGCAAAGACTGCTTCTGATGCAGCACTTGCAAAGGCAATTGCTGACAAGGATGCACAGATCGCTAAGTTGACAGCAGATAATTCTGCAGCACTTAAGTCAATCAAGGATGCTTTCAACGCACTTGCAAAGAAGTGGAATGCAAAGAATCCAAAGGCAAAGGTTACTTTGGTTAAGTAATTAATCCAACAACTGGGGGAGTGGGGTAACCTGCTCCCCTTTTTGTTTTAGGAAATGGTATAATTAAAATATGTTTGATTTAATAAAAGAAGCAAAAGAAAATAGTCACGAAATAGTGTTTGAACAATACCAGTTGCCACAAATAAACTGGGAAGATATGATGAAATACATATATAAAGAATCAACAGTATTTAATAGGAACCTTCGTGATAAAGTTGAAAAAGTAAACAATCTTGAAGTATTGGACTTTATTGGTAATATACAACTTCAAAGCAAGTTTTGGTTAGCACCACAAAACCCTAATCTTTTTGATGAATTGCCTGGAATATCAGAACTACTACTTAAGTTAAATAATGGCATAGACAACAGAAACTGTAGTTATTATAAAAAAATGAACCACGATTGCTCCTCTGATTGGCATCCACAAGGAATAAGGATGTCCTTATCAAACAGGCTTGTAAGCGATCACCATGATCCACACGATATCTTTTACTGGCAAATACTTGGAACATCATTTTGGAAGATAGATGGTGGCATAACTTATGAGTTAAAGCCAGGAGATATGCTTTATTTACCACTTGAAAATTCACACGAAGTTTGGTGTGACGGTCCTAGGGCTGGTTTGTTGATTGATAATCTTAATTAAATGATATAATAACCCTATCAGACATCATGTCTGCGAGGGGGAAGGCAAATAAAAAGATTAATACGTATAGCAACAGCCACAATATTGGCCTTTGGATGGCTTTTAATAGCCCCTACAGACGCTCATTCTGACGATCCTATAACAATAGGGGCTGAAAGAATAGAGGCCCTAAATCAGAAGGTTTCAAACCTTAATGATAGTGCCAAATTAGTGTCACTTATTGATGTCGCTCAGGATAAATATGATGCTGCCGTCATTGCTAGGGATAATAAGACATCAGCGGAACAAGCCTACACGCAGGCTGTAGAAGCAGAAGCCAATGCCTTGAGTAACTTAAATACAGCACAATCCAACCTAGAAGATGCCCAAACAGCAGTTGATGATCAAACCTCTATAGTTGCTACAGCCCTAACAAATAAAAATAATGCTAAAGATGCGCTTGATTTAGCCAATTTAAACCTTCAAACAACACAGGCAAATATGCAAAATAGCGGTGGTGCAGGACTTTCTTATACTGTTTATTATCTTGCTAGGCAAAATGGAGCAGCAGTTACTGCAGGAGAAACTGGATGCCGTGGTGTTTGGAATTCAAATACAATGTCTCCTGGATCTGCTACCTGCGGTAGATATGAAAACTTTATAGTTAGATTTACTGGAACAATTACTGTTCCATCATATTGGACATCAACATATTTTGCAGGATATACAGATGATGGATTTAGAATGTATGTTAATGGACAACTTGCAGTTAATAACTGGCGAGAGCAGGGATCTACTTGGAGTCCAATGTCTCCAGTTTATGATGTAAGTGAAAATAAAACTTTAAATGTAGAAATTTGGTGGTATAACGGAGGAGGTCCAGGATACTATCATCTAGGCTGGGCTATTCCTGGTGGATGGACAGGTGCAGGTTGTGATTATACTGGTGGTTGGGGAGTAGGATTTAGTTGTACACTCAATACATTTTCTTCTGGATCTGGTCCAACTCAATCACAAATTAATGAATATAATCAAGCACTTGCTGAAAAAAATTCAGCACAAGATGTTTATAATGATAAATTAAATATTTATAATCAACAAGTCACAATATTAAATAATTTGCAAGATGATTTAGATCAAGCACAACAAGATAAAGATGATGCACAAACAGCATATGAAACTGCACAAACAAATACCTCATCAGCATTAATAGCAAAAGATAATACTACAGAAGTTTATAATCAAGCAATTATAGATATGAATGATGCAATTACTGCTGCTGAAGAAGAATATATTAAGCAATGGGATTTTGAAGAAAAACAAAGAGTTGCTGCTGCTATTGCCACTGCCCTGGCAAACCAGCCACAGCCTGAACCATCAGTAGCCCCAACACCTGCGCCAAGTCCAGAACCAACTAAAGAGGCTCCGCCTACTCCAAAACCAACTGAAGAAGCACCTCCAAGCCCTGCACCATCACCAGAGCCAACCAAGGAAACGCCACCTACACCAAAACCAACCCCAGAACCCACAGTGGATCCTCAGCCTACACCAGCGCCTACTCCTGCACCTACACCAGAACCTACAGTAGAGCCATCACCAGAACCACTACCTGAGCCAAGTGTAGAACCAACAAAAAATACTGAAATAAAGGATGAGGTTCTTGCAGCATTGATCCCTGAAAAAGGTACGGGAACAGCAGAAGATTTATCTGGCGTTATAGCAAACCTTACAAGCAAAGATAATAAACTAGTTAAACTTTCACCTGAACAAGTAGCAGCGGTTAGTCAAACACTTAAGGCATTAACAAATGAAGCAAAAGCAGAAGTTGCAAAAAGCCTTGGTATTTCAGCATCAGAAGTTGCTAAAGTTGCAGATGTTATGAAGTCTAATCCAGAAATTGCAACGGCATTCGTAGAATTCAAGGACAGAGCAGCACAAGCAGGAGATACACCAATGCCATTTACATTGGCAGATGCTACAACAGAAGTTCAAGCAGAAGCATTTTTATCAGATCCACTTGGAGCAGTATTTAATGTGGACCCACTAGAACTCCTATCCAATTTCTCTGAGTTGGGTATGGATATGACAGACGATCAGAGAGAAAAGGCCCAAGAAGTCATTATTCCAGTAATCATTGTTTCACAGGTTGCAAATGTAATGATTGGGATGAGGAGGTAATATGAAAATAATCAAGAAAGTTGTAAAGGGATTCTTTACATGGCTTAAAGATGCAGGGTTAGAAATAATTGCTCAGGCATTTACTCTCCTTGGCTTCTTTATTGCATGGCTTACCCTCACAGGATCAGCAAGAGATATTGTTGGTCTTGCAATTTTAGTTACCACAGTGATTTGGTTAATATCAATTCCACTGAGAAAGGAGGACTAATTATGGCAAGAAAGAAGGTAGAAGTTATTGAAGAGCCAACACATGTAGGCGGTGGCGCAATTGCAAGCATTAATAATATTGTTATGCGTATTGTTGCAGTTTTTGCAGCATCAGGCCTATCTGTTATCGGTGCAGGTGCAGTAGTTGGAATTAGTACAGTTAAGGCTGTTATTCTTGCAGGTACTCTTGGAGTAGCCACAGTAGTTGAAAGACTGGCTCGTGGATTCCTAGACGATGGCAAACTAACTATTGATGAGATTAATAATGCGTTTAATTCAGTAGATAAAAAGGCTAATTAGTCATTATTTACCATAGTTGACAGCCCTCTCTGGGTAATGGTATACTTGAGTATATCTATCTGGAGAGGGCTTTTGCATGACTTGTATTGCTGCAGTAAAACACGAAGGTAAAATTTATATGGCTGGAGATCGTGGTGCTTCAGATGATGGTACTATTTTAGCACTTGATGCCCCAAAAGTTTGGAAGATTGGTTCATATCTAATTGGTTATGCAGGAGCAATGGATGGAGAAAGAATTCGTTATAATTTTAAACCATCTGCACCAAATATTAAAGATACTGATAAATTCATGCAAACAAAATTTGTTAAAGAGTTGCGTGATTTTTATAATGAGTTTTGGGTAGATACATCCAAAGATGGAGATTTAGGTTTAATAGTAGCGGTTCGTGGAGAAATTTATGAACACAGTTCTGCAGATATGTCCTTATCTAAATATACTCTTCCATATTTAGCAATTGGTTCAGGAGCAGAGTATGCATATGGAGTTCTTTATGCAACCGATAAACAAAAAAATGCAAGAAATAGAGTTATGCAAGCAGTAAATGCTGCTATTAAATTTAACCCAGCATGTATGGGTCCAGTTGACATCGTAAGCCTATAGGAGTATACTTTTATTATGAGCGAAGATTTTGAAGAAATTTTAAAGGGTATGCAGGATTCGGAATCAGATTTCAATGAGTTTGAAATTTGGCTTGATAATGGAATTCAGCGGGGATGGGTAACAGAACCATTCTGTAATACTCATGAAGGTGACCCATATATGACAGAAGAAGAAGAGCAAGAGTGGGAATCAGGTGGTGACCCATGCCAATTAGTTTTAAAAATCAAACAATAAAAACAACAAGGAGAAAAATGAAAAAGGCAATACTCGCAGTACTATCAGGACTACTTTTAGTTAGTACTACACAAGCAGTTCATGCAGAAGATCAAAAGGTTTTAGCAATTATTGACACTGCTATTGATTCTAGTAAATTTCCAGCAGTAATTTATGAAGCATGCTTTACAACTTCTACTACAACTGGATGTCCAAACAAGCAAACCTTCATGGAAGGAAAGGGTGCTGCATCTGCTACTTGGCCAAAGGATTTAAATTCTCCAACATATCATGGAGATAGCATGGTTAAGTCTGCACTTACAGTAAATCCTAATGTTAAAATTCTTTTTGTGCGATATTCAGATGTTAGCCAACTTGGAAATTCTTTAAACACACCAGAGGCTTTAGTAAAGGCCATTGATTGGGTTTCAAAAAATGCTGATAAGTACAGTGTTGATGCAGTGTCAATTAGCCAATCATCAATTTCCACGACAAATCTAGCAAAGTGTACATCTGACACACAAACAATAAATGCAATTGCATCACTGAATGCAAAAAATATTCCAACATTTGCTGCAACTGGCAATGATGGTTCATTGACACAGATTGGATTTCCTTCCTGTATTCCTGGAATTACTGCAATTGCAGCACTTGCAACAGATACAGCATTTGAAAAACTTTCAAATAAAGGTCCTGGTGTAGACGGAGTAGCAATTGGAAAGACATCAGTGACTAAGTATAATGGTTATGCAGTAGATATTTATGGAACATCTCCAGCAACCGTAAAATCAGCATCTTCATATTTAATTAAAGATAACTATACAAGTTTTGCTTCCTATCTTGGATCTCTTTCTAAGGTATCAGTTGCAGGAATATCGTATATTTTCACCTCAAAGTAAGCACAAAAGTCCTGGGTATGACTATAAACTGCCCTATAAAAATGGTAGTATAATATAGACATGAAATCAATTTATGACATCCCACTAGCCTCTGCAGAAGGCACTCCAAACCACCTTGAACAATACAAGGGTAAGGTAACATTGGTTGTAAATACAACAGTTGGTTGCGGTAACGCTAATCAGTTAGAAGTCCTTCAATGGCTTCAGGAAAAGTATAGCAATGATGATTTTGAAATCATTGCAGTACCAACCAATGACTACTGTGGTCCAGGAGTTACTAAGGGTAAGTGGTCAGAAGGTATCACATGTGGCTTAGACTCAAAGGCTTATGGCGAAGATGTTTATGGAACAACCTTCAAGTATGCAGAAATGGTTTCTTCAGTTCCTCACGAAAGAATGAATGAAGTTATTGGTAATGGTTTACCAACAGGTGTAAATGGATTGGGTCAACCAACTCAGCCACCTCACGAGTTGTATGCAGAAATTTCATCACAGATGAATACCTTAAACTCAATGAAGCATTCATTAGAAGATGGAAATGTTGCTGGTAAGTTTTTATCTCCATGGCTAAACATTGGTTTTTATGATGGTGCAATCATGGGCGGTAACTATGAAAAGTATCTAATCGATAGAGATGGATATGTAATGAAGCACTTTACATGCACAGTCTTAAACTATGATATTGAAAAGACTCTAAAGGAATTTATGATTTCACAAGGACAAAAACCATCAATGGGTGAAGATCGTTCTACTGAAATTTTTGAAGAAGAGTTTGCATTTGTTTGTTCTGAAATAGAAAAGGCAATTGCAGGAGCAAGATCAGTTCTTAATCCAGCACTTGTAAAAGCATAAACTATTTTAATTTTACAAACACGGTCATAGAATATCTTGTCCCTAAAGATACTTGTTTAACTCCATGTCTATATGCCTCATGTGCTGGATGTAAAACTAAACTACATGCTTCTGGCTTAATTTTCACATCAACATTTGGATAGTATATTTCTCCGCCAGAGTAGTTATCGTTTAAATAGAGTACAATTCCATATTTAAATTTTACTCCCAATCCCTGATCACTATGAGTTTTCATTTCTTGACCTGGAATTGATCTATATATTCCTTTAAACCCAACATATTCATATATATCTTTATTTAAAAGATCTTTTATTTCTTTTTTAATTCTATCAAATATATTATTAGTTATTTTATTTTTATCTTTATCAAATTTAGAGCATTTATCTAAAAGCAATATTCTGTTTTCCCATTCATCATTTTCATGTCTTTCTGTATAGTTATACTGAGACCATTCATCTTCTGTAGCATTTAGGGCTATATCAAGAAGTTGTGCAGATTCTTCTTCCGTTATGAAGTTTTTAAAGATAAAAATGTTTGGATCTGGTTTTTCGATTATCATATATATAGTATACACCGTAAACGACTGTTGACAGGTAGTAAGTAAATATGCTATAATTAAGTAGAACTTAAAGGAGGCCAAAACATGGCAGATAAAGGTACAAGAGCACTTCTTCTAGAAATCATTCAGAAAGAAGTTGGAACCGTAGAAGGTCCAAAAGATAATGAAACAAAGTATGGAGCATACACAAAGGCAAACTTCCTTCCATGGTGTGGCTCATTCGTGAATTGGTCAGCAAATCAGGCTGGCGTAAAGGTTCCAAATACAGTTTATACACCAGCAGGTGTAGCAGCATTTAAGAAGGCTGGCAAGTGGGTTCCTGTTAAGGGTAATAAGCCACAGGCTGGTTGGGTAGTTTATTTTGATTTCCCTGGCGGAAGAGACATTGACCATGTTGGTTGGGTACTAAAGGACAACGGCGATGGAACTGCTTGGTGTATTGAAGGAAATACATCTGCAGATGGCAAAAAGGGATCACAATCAAATGGTGGAGAGTGTGCAAAGAAACTTCGTGCATATGGTCCAAACAAGAAGAACCTTCCAGTATTTATTGCAGGTTATGGCGTAGTAGATTATCCTGATGCAGACACTCCAGTAATTCCAACGCTTGAAGAAAAGAAGGTTGCACTTGCTGAAGTTGCAAAGTCACAGGGCGTAGAAGTACCAGCAGTAAAACTATTTAAGCCTTTTAAGATTGGTGCAAAAGGAAATTCTGTAAAGACCATTCAGGTAGCATTAGGAGTTAAGCCAGCAGAGGGTAACTTCGGACCAATAACAGATAAGGCTGTTAAGGCTTTTCAAAAGAAAGAAGGCCTACCAGTAAACGGTATTGTTGATGAAGAAACTTATCGCAGAATTAAGGGCGTAAAGTAAATGGAATCAACTAAAAAGTCTTCTGTTAAAACACTTAGTTGGGAAACTTTTCACCTTATAGTACTTGCTGGAATTATTTACCTATTTACTGGTGAATGGGAATATGCTGGATTTGGAGCATTACTATATATTGGTGTAGAATCTTTGGGATATTTTATTCATGAAAGACTTTGGGCAAAATTTGGAAATAAGGTAAAATAGTGAGAATTAAAATTATCAAATTTGTTGTCAAAGCACTTGGATATGAATGGTCTGGAGATGAACTAAAACTACCAGTTTGGTATGTTAAAGAAAAGAAAAAGAAGTAATGGCTCTTTACGAATATCACTGCAGCACATGTGTTGATAATTTTATTAAAGAAAGGCCAATTGCATCTGAGGATCCAGGATACAAGTGTGAAACTTGCAATACTGATCTAACTCGTGTATACTCTAATGTAGGAGCAGTTTTTCACGGAAGTGGATTTTATTCTACTGATAATCGAAAGAAATAGGGGTATACTATGAGTACTATGATTGACACACCATTAGAGGTTAAAGAGTGGGTACTTAAGGCAACTGATAGATGTGATTCTTGTACTGCAGAAGCACTTGTACAGGTGACTGGATTGACTGGAGACTTAATGTTTTGCGGTCATCATTATAACAAGATTATGGATAATGCTGAAGGATATAAAAAGATGATGTCTTTTGCAATAACAATTCTTGATGAAAGAGATAAACTTATTGAAAACAAAGCAAAGGGACAAGATTACTAATGAAAAAGATAATTTTTGCTGTAGTAGCAGCACTTACATTCTCTACTACTTCTGCATACGCTGCGGGAGTTTCATACAAAGATGCTACAGCAGCACTAAATACTCTTAAGGTTGCAGATGAAGTTCGTACGGGATATAAGCGCACACTTTTTAAGCATTGGACTAGCGCTGGAAATGGTTGCGACTCTAGAAAAGCAGTAATTATTTCTGAAGCGCTTGTAAAGCCAAAGGTAGAATCAGGATGTAAACTTGTAGGTGGAGAGTGGCTAAGCATTTATGATAATGTTAAGGTAACAGACGCTGGAAAACTAGATGTAGACCATATGGTCCCACTTGCAGAAGCATGGGATTCAGGAGCGTCTGCATGGGATGCAGCAAAGAAAGAGATGTATGCTAATGATCAAACAGATCCACGCCACCTTATTGCTGTAACTGGTGCATCAAATAGGTCAAAGTCAGACCAGGATCCAGCAGAATGGATGCCAACTAATAAGGCCTATACTTGTGAATATTTGACAAACTGGGTATCAATTAAAGTTAGATGGGGTTTGTCTGTAGATAAAACTGAGAAGGCTTTTATTTTAACAAATTTAAAATCATGCAAAAATACTAAGTTTAGTGTGGTTCCAGTAAAGTGAGTAAGGTACTTTATTTTACTGCAACATGGTGTAATCCTTGTGAAAGAACAAAGCCAGTTGCTGAGGAGTTGTTAAATGAAGGCATCATTGATTTTGAGTTTATTGATGTAGACAACAACCTTGATTTAGTTAAGCAATTTAAAATTTTATCTGTGCCTACCTTTATCCTAGTAGATAATGAACAAGAAATAAAAAGAATGAACGGTGCAAAAACACGAGAACAATTTTTAGACTTTGTTGACTACAAGGAAGACACTCATGGATGAGTTTGATATTGTAGATAATTTAATTCTAAATGGTGGTTTAGAGTTTGCTGGAAAAGATTCAGAAACTGGAGAACCATTATATAGAACAACAGAAAGATTAAAAGATTTAGATTCTCAACTCAGCGAGGAACTTTCTGCATATTTTTTTGATACAACCCTTAAACTTTGGGAAAAAGGTTTTATAGATATGGATGTAACCGATAGGGATCCAATGATAAAACTAGGTCCAATGGCTTTTGATATTAATGCTATCAAATCTTTAGAAAAAAATGAAAGAGTTGTTATTGAAGAAATCATAAAAGTTCTTTATAACAAAAATGATATATTAGATATCTGAGGTGTTCATGAACAACATATATGGTGTTATAGGAACAACGGTAACAGTATTACTGTTATTTTATATTTATTTATTAAAAATTAAATTAAAAAAGAAAAATAATATTATTGTTAGCCAGTCTATGTTGCAGTATAGATATAGCACAAGAAAATCTTATGCAAGAAAATTAAAGGTTAGAACTCAATCAAAAAATCATTACGATAAAACAAATGTTAGAGTTATTATTTTTGATAATAATGCATATTGGATTAAAGATAATATTTTTTATAAGGCTCCAATGGTAGATCAACTTATCGATAAAGATGCTGCAGAACAAGTTGACACAATCCATATGGATAAGGTACAATTAGATAAGATGTTGTTCATAATGGACAAACTGAGAGAAGGGATTAACGATGATAGTAGGGGTACAAGGGACGAGTAGTTTTGATAACTACAATATATTCCTTAGATCGATGGCGGTTGCCCTTTCAGAGTTGTTAGATGATGACAAGGAATTTTATATATACTCTGCTGGACCAAATAATATTAATATGATGGCCATGGAGTTTTGTAATCTTTCTGAAAAAGGAATGAAATCTAGAAGGAAAACTATCAAACTTTTTAAGGTTAGTCCACAATGGTTAGAAGAAAACATATCAGATATTGATCATTTTGCTTTTTTGTCTAACCCAAAAGAGCCAGTATCAAGGCTTGTTCATATATCAAAACTTAATAATATAAATACAAATGTGTATACATTCTAATGTGCTTTAGCACACTAAGAGAACGGAACAAACATGAAAATAATTAATTCTTTAGAAACTATGGAATCAATAGTTAGTAAGAATAAACAACTATCTTGGGATGGTTGGACAGTAGTTGAGACCTTTCCATCAGAGAAAGCATACTACTCTAAGTTTGGCGTTTATAAAAATAATAAGTGGCAAATGAGAAAAGAATTTATTCCTTCTAGTCAAGGGTGGTCAATTCCTGATAAGTATGTGATCTAAATGAACAAGTATAAATGGAAAGATAATGCTATTTGTTTAGATTATGACACCAATCTGTTCTTTGATAAGTATGAAGAAGATGAACTATTAAGGCCAGCGATTGACGCACTTTGTGCTTCTTGCCCAGTTAGAAAAGAATGTTTTTCTGTTGGAATTTCTGGAAAAGAGTGGGGAGTTTGGGGTGGTGTGTATTTAGAAAATGGTGAGTTATCAAAAGAATTTTCTAGTCACAAGAGTAAAGATGATTGGGGCTTAACCTGGCAATCATTAACAATGGAGTAATATGTATACAGATCAGATGAGACGAGCATTTGGCTCTATAAAGCATTTTTGTCCTGCTGGTTTTGTTTTAGATGTTATAGATAATGATCATTTCATAACACTTAGAGCAAGCGAACCACACTTTATGTCTCTTACAGGAGAAGATAAAGTTCGTGCTGTTGAGTACATGGTTCGTGCTAAAAAAGCATTAGAGGACAATGGTGCAATAGTTTTATTAGTAAGAGAGGGCGGTAAAGAACAGTGATAGAAACAATATTATTAACTATATTATCTATAATTGCAACATCTTTTATTTTTCTTTATTATATTCAAAAGAAAAAAACATCAGAAATAATTACAAGAACAATAGAATTTTTAATGTTACAAGAAGCACAACAGGAAGATAATAAA